AATAACTAATCCCATGAACGTCATTGCAGATTTCTTTTGGGTCGGTAGGACCTATGCCTGCTCTAAGGAGAGAATTCATCTCGAACTCTTACGTGCTAAATCTCTCAGTCTATTGTACACGTATCCTGGCTGTCCTATTTTACATTCCATGGCTAAATGGCTTGTTCGAATGACTAAGGATTACGTACCTAATTGGAATATTTTAGGATGGTATATGAAAGATCAACTTTTGAGAGATATGAAATTTTATCAAAAACATGATGCTGTTCTTAATAAACCTATAGGTACCAACACCCGTGAATTAATGTTTGCGAAATACAAAATTCCAATTGATGACCAAGTAGCTATCGAAAGCTATTTCGACAATAAGAATGATTTAAAAGATCTTCAATGCAATTTAATCGACCTACACATGCCTGCAATGTTTAAGAAATTTTATGATGATTATTCTGAAAAAATCAATGTTCTTGACGACCGAGAATTGTTGGATTGTACTAAGGAATTTAAAATTGTCGACCGTGATTCTTTAAATATAAAATTGCCTGAAAAAAATACTATTGAGTATGGAGTTAAAAATAAAGATCCTATTGCGTTACGTGGAATGCAAATACTTTATGATAAACATGTTGATTTTCAATTTAATGACAAAAATAAAATTGAAAATTTGGGAATATTTGAAGACGAAGAAATTTGTGAATCATCAGATAGTAGTATTATTATCGACACTACAGAAGCCTTTATTATTGACAGCGATAAAACTGAAATTTCCCCTTGGAAAATTGACAGCAATGATGATTGGGAATTTAAAGTTGTGGAAAAGCTCAAGCCTACATTTATGCAAGCTATACTAAATGAAGTAACGGAATTCACCAATAATTTGTTTCGCATGTGCCCTTCCATGTTTGATGATTCCAGTGATTTTGAAATTATAGATAACAAGTTCACTTATAAAGTGTTGCCAATAATGAGGAAAGAAATATCTTATAATCCAGAATGTATAGGTGATATTTTGAAGTTTTTAAAGGCCAAACTTGATTGGTTGAAAACAAAAACAGCCAATTTTAATACGTTGATTAGGATTGGGGCTCTCAAATTATTAATTTCAATGACTAATTCAAATTATGGAAATACTAACGGTTTGCGGTACATTACCGATCAGTGCCGAAACGAAAATAATAATAGGGGTTGTTTTTTATCATTAAATACATTGTTTTACAATTTAAATATGAAGCGAAATAACAGAAATAATATAAACAAAAACATGAAGGCTAAGACTCAAAGGAGGGCCAATATGAATGCTCAAAGAAAGAAAAATAGAAAAAATACAAAATTAAATTCTCGTTTGCCTGTCATCAGAAGAAATGCGCCAAATGCCATCAGCACTCAATTACGAACCAAAAATGCTCAATTTTTTCGATCCAACGATGGTTCTGTACGAATACAACATCGAGAACCTTTAGGAATACAACTTGGACATACAGCTTTCACCAATAATCAATTTTTAGTAAATCCAGGTTTAGCTTCTACTTTTCCATGGCTGTCTAAAACAGCTCAAAACTTTGAAGCTTATAGATTCAATAAACTGAATGTAGAATTCGTGACTTCAGTGGGTTCTAATATAGGAGGATCAATTTGTATAGCTCCTGATTATAATTCTGCAGATTCCAGTCCAGTTAATTTACAACAATTAGAACAATACCAAGATGCCTGGCGTGATGTTGTTTGGGAAGATGGTGTTTGTATCATAAGACCCAGTGGAATGGGGGTTTTGGGACCTAAAAGATACATACGTGCCACTACTCTTAATTCAAATCTGGACATAAAAACATATGATGTTTGTTCAATAAATGTTGCTACTAGTGGTGTCGTTTCTGATGCTTCGCAGATCGGGGAACTGTGGGTCAATTACGACATAACTCTTTCTATACCAAATAGTTTTATTTCAGATGTACTTTCAACGGATACAGCCCAATATTTTAATTCAAATGGTGCGGGTATATTAATCACGAATCTTTTTGGAACAGCCATTTCCACGGGTGCTTTTACAATTTCAAACGCGCTTAATGTTTTGACAATCGCCGGATTGCAATTGAACACTAAATATCATGTAGATATGTTTATCACCAATACAGGCACATCCACCACAGCCCTAGGCACAGCAGCTAGTTCGGGTACCAGTGCTTTTTCAAATTATATAACCACTCTCGTTACTGGGGTGGGTTTTCAAATTAGTTCTCAATTTGTATCAAATGCATCTACAGTCACAATCACATACAATGGACCCACCGTGATAGGTACACCAACCAGTATGTTGGTTTCTGTTTATCCAGTGAATCCTGGTGCAGAATAATATTG